CACAGACATAAAACTCGACCCTGAATTGGCAATGTTCAAGTCAGATGAGTATCGATATAAAGCCTATCGTACAAAGAAGATCACGAGACTTCTATTACAGATAGCCGCAATGACCAATTCCATCGTAGGCGCAGTTATTACTGTCGTCTCGGTGTTTATTTGAAGAGGTAAATGCGCATATGGGCACTATTAGTCCATATGAGAACCCAAAGATTAAAACATATTTAGGAATGTTAACACACGATAATCGTGATGTCGTGGAACGTCCTATAGCCGTAAATGTTCGTAAGCAGGTAATTCCTGAGTTAAATAAACTGATACGAACTACCAAACTCCCGTCCGGGCTAGAACAACTAGAGAAACGGTATCAGGAGAGGATTGAGTGGCCTAGAAGTATTTATACTTTTAAAGACTTAATGGATTTAGCTAGAAAATTTGAGGGTGGAACCATTGGTGAAATCTATCAAACTAGTTTATTAAGTGATTTCTCACATCCATTTCGTCCTTCCACGTCTTATACCTTTGACCTCAGTTTGGAAAGGAATCGTCGTGCTTTGAAGAAAGGAAATGGACCGCCAAATATGGGATCCAAGCAAGATAATCTCGCTGAATTTACTCAGTACAACGATGAAAAGTTAAAACCTAATCCGATCTTGGAGAACTGTATGTCAAGTCTCATAGGAGTTCGAACTCAGCAATCTCCTCCAGAAGGACCTTATAAGGTTCGTCCAGTGTGGGGTGTCCCAGGCCACATGTGGCAATTATTCTGTGAGGCTGCTGATTCCGCGTTAACAGCTACTCAGGAGGCCGTCGATCCAAATTTGGATATATTCGTTTTCTATACTGAACCTAATAAGTTTAAAGAATGGTATGCGAATATTGAGTCCAGAGTAAGCGAGTTCGTTAATAACGATGCTACAGCTTACGATACCACAGTCCAACGAGTGGAAACTGACTACACTTTGGACACTTTATGCCCTGATTACGAATTCAAGGATTTGTTGAAGGCATATGAAGGTGAGTGCGCGCTCATGACGCCAAATGGTGATATTACGCGTAATGGAGGGAAAGGATCAGGAATGAAAACCACCGGAATCGGTAACTCACTAACAAATGGTGAGGATGGTTATGAATGCTATACAATCGTTAAGCTAGATCGATATGTTGAAGGATTCGCCATTAACGGTGACGACAGGACTGATGCTGTGAGTACCAAACTTTCTGAACATAACGTTCAAAATCTAGCTAAACATTCTCGAAGGACTTTAAATACTGAGAAGTTTATAATTGGGGACTTCGTTTGGAATTCTAAATGGTACATTGGTCAAGATCGTTCTGGCGAGATTATAATGACCAGACCCGTATATCGGCTAGTTAACTCTACTATGTTTGCTGAACGTGAGAAATCTTCTATTTACTTCAGCAAGGAGTATGTTGCATTGGCACTCGTTCAACAACTTCGGGATGTAGAAGAGCATCCCTTGGGTTCTGAAGTTGCTAAGATTTATCGGAAATTTGACAAATATCACATTTCTGAGTTTACCGATGAGCAACTTCAAGAGGCTGCTGAAGCGTATATTGATGCGCATCAGTATATGTACGAAGATACCGGAACCAAAGAGTTCTTGGACCAAGTACGTCAAAGTGAATATGCCTCCCTTTGAATTCA